ACCTTTGACCTCGTATCTTGGACAATATAATAATTTTTCCCACCATGTCGGAAATTGTTGTAATTCCATGAGATTTGCAACGGCGAGAGTTTTATTGAATTTTGTTTAATACATTTTAATTCAAGCCAAACTGCTATTTTATTCTTAATTCCGTATAAATCTGGTATCCCTGCGGTCGCGAAAGTTTCAATTCTAGTCCAATGGGCGCAAGTATTTTTGATAATATCGCGCCCAAATAAAGTTTCAGTTTTTGCCACTACTCATAATCTTCCATAGGTCTTTTTGTTATTTCCATTGTAGCGGTATCAGTATGAATAACATAATGACCATTATCACTATTGTCGCCGTCATGTTTATCCTTTCCAAAGTAATAAGATGAAGATAATAAATTTTCATCTGTTTCCATTTTACCTATTTCGCCACCGCGAATATACTGACGATCAATTTTATTTCTTCCAATGAAGTCCAAAAATTGTGTCATCATCACCCTCGCTTCATGTCTTGTAATAGGATCACTCCAATTACTTTCTGCTTTGTTTCGATCTTTAAAATCTTTAAACCAATTCAAAGCAAAGTTCGGAAATTCAGTACCGCCCCAATGATTAAATAAAGCAATACTTTCATCACCGTTGTCGTCTTTAAATGATATACTAACTCTGTCGCCCATATTTTAGTCCTTTCTTTTGGTTAATATTAATATAATCATTTCCCATAAAATTGCAAGTAATTATTATGGGCTTATCCAAGGTTTTGTGAAAGTATTAGACTTCATTAAACTTTCCAAAATATCTCTATTTTGTAATTGCCAATCATCTGAACAATTACGACTACAAAATAATCCGTCTTTTGGCTCTTGTGGAGTATGATAATTTAATATAAACGAATTATTCCAAGAATTTGGACCAAGCCTTCGTATGTCATAAGCATTTGAAGGAATCTCATGGCGGTCGCGTTCTTCCGCAGTATCAAAATTAAGATAATGATACCGACTATCAAAAATTGGAAGGTGTCCTCTACAACCATACCTCTTATATATTTTTTTCCCACATTGCTGACATCTAGGAATTTGTGTCATTTGCTACTCCTGTTGATACGACCGCCAAGATTTCTCTATTGGCTTTTCTGATCTTAGAAAAGTTAGAAAGTCTTTCCTTTGTTTCATTTGATACAATGGAAAGTTCTTGTCCTATTTCTTGATTATGTAGATCAACACAATCTCGAAGATCATCCCAATACTTCTCTACTTCACTAACAAACTTAGCACTATCTATTAACGCGTTCATATCATTAATGATAGAGAGTTTTTCCAAGAAAGCCTCGCGCTGACAATTATGCATAAAAGTTCTTGATTTCTCAAATTCAAGTAATTGTTGCCAATCACTTTCACTTGACATCATCATCACTCTTGAATGACAACCGCCATTATTGGGAACAAGCAAAGCATGACCGTCAAGGTTTGGAACATCACTATCGTTTATATCATATTCACTTTTATTTTTAGCAATGTTCAATCCTTCTATTGCTTTATTAAGATCAGTATTTTCTTGATAAAACTTTGGGTTAGTATCCCTGTTTTCGAACTCGTAGTGTAAACTAGGATTAACATTTAAATTCATCAAATCATCATGATAGATCGCGGTCATATCATTTTTTGAATATAAATATTTAAATTGTTTTTCTACCTCATCATTGAAAGTGGGTTTGAAAGTAAAACAAGTATCCCATGTTGCAAAATGTCCACCATAACCACTACGAGAATATTTTTTTAAAATTCTCATCTCGTCTTGAGGGTAGTTTTGGCATACAGTTGGCTCAATGATATTCTTCCAAGTATGATCTAGTCTTTCTTTAAAGTCCTCAACTGCTACTTTTAAATCTTCATCTGCCTTAGTAGGAGTTTGCTTTAAAATAATGTTGCGGTGAGATTCTTTTAATCTCTTTCTTTTGTCCGCATTTAGTCTAATGTCGTTGGTATTCATAATATATCCTTTCTTATAATATATTTTTAATTTATCCTAAACTAATGGGATAAGATGTCAAGTAAAAAAATAATTTGACTTTAATAATTAATCCTATAAATTTGAGATACTAATATAAAGGAGAAAGAAGAAGATGAATAATAATGATTTAGTTAAAGAATGGAATAGAAGGGCTTCCGTATTAAACAATATGCAAATTAAAAAGGTGTATTACGAGAAAGACGAATATACAGGTAGATATGGTGTAGTTATAGAATTATATTTGGGCTTTAAATTATGGATTATGTCAGATGATGAGGGTAATGATGTAGGTGCTATACATACTAATATAGAACAATTACCTTCTTTACCTAGAATATAAAGAAGAAAGAAAGGAAACAAAAATGATATACGGTAATATGATGAAATATAAATATGTCGCTATATGTCATCCCGAAGTTATAGATAAACCAATGGATAAATGGTTTGCTAAAAATCAGTATAAAATAATTTTTGGTATGACAATAGATGAGTTAGCAGATTATATAGAAGAATGGTATTTAGATACATTTGGTGATGAGAAAGGACTTATAGAAACGCAAATTATAGAGGACACTATTCATGTGCTTGACGCAAGTTTTAATGTTTTTAAATTAACTTGCCCTAGAAAAGAGTATGAGGCAGAAGATGAGTGAATTTAAAGATTGGATAATGGACGAGCAAGAGAAACAAGAGCAACTTAATGAAATTGAACGTGAAATATCTGAGATGACAATTAATGATTTTTCAAACATGGTAGATTATTATGATTTGGGTGTTAATGAGATAGACGACGTTTTTTGGAAACTGCGAGATAAACTTTATGAAGAAAGGAATAAATGAAAGTGAACAATAGGATAGAGGACATAGTCAAGGATATCGAGAAACTACGAGATAAACACGCCCCAGACAATACCCCCGACAGAGAGAAGTATGATCAGTTGATTGATAAGTTAGAGGATTTGTATAGAATGATGATAGCCCAAGGCTTCATAAACTAATGAAAAGCAAATATTCTTATGACAATGTTTTACCCGATTACATAATTAATAATCACAACGGAGAGAAACGAACGAAGCGCAAATGTTTTCATTGTGGTAAAGAAACATTGATGACTAAATTTCAACGGTGGTGTTCTTCTCACTGTAAATTTATGGCAACTCAAGATTGTGACGGTCATGCTCAAGAAGATTTTAAGGTTAGTAAGTAATGGAAGTTTTTAATCTAGTATGGGGTTTCATTGAGTATTTTTGTGTATTTTTTACATTTTCTTACTTTATGATTAAATCATATAAAGTATTCTATTGGATTTGGAGATTTATAAAGTGGGTGGCAAAAAAATAATTTAATCTTCAATGTGGTCGATAGTTTTTATTTCTACACCAATAGACTCACCATTAACAACATTATGATCTCTAATCTCTTTTAGTTTGGCTTCTAACTCTGGCCTTGACATATTATCAAGCGAGGCAGTCACTACTTCTTTACGATCTACATAGAAACCCGCTAACTGACCGCGACGAAACTCTGCTTGAACAGCAGGTCCCAACTGACCGTTAGCAATCGCCTGTTCTCTTAATCTTGATAGTTCTCGTTGATGACTAACAAAAGTAATTTTACTTGCTTCTGCATACTCTCTTTGTAAGTCCTCAATGGCTTTTACTACATTAGGAAAGTATTTAGGATTTCTTAGGTTGCAGGCTTGTGATACTGCTGATCTTTCAGAGTATCCTGCCTGTCTTGCACATTCTGTCGCCGTGAGGCGACCATTTTCTTTCACAAAGATTTCTACAAATCTTTTCTGTTTAGGCGACAGATCGCCATTTTTAATCTTAGGCATTTTTTTACTTTAATACACTTTTTCAATTCTGTATAGATTATTTTAATTCAATATTATAATTAATAATACTACTTTCAGTTCAAAAAAGACATATAGGGTGAGTTACTTGTGGTTACTTGTGGTTACGTCATTAAAGTAACCGTATTATTGTTGATTTACAATGGTTTTTGACTAAAGTTACGTGGTTACGTCTATTTTGTCGAATTTGAAAAACTACAAATCACTTTCAGTTTAAAATATCTATAGGAAACTAAATATTGACAAAATAATCCTATAAATTTATAGTTAAATAGGGCTAATGAACTATTCCTCCTTTATAACTATAGGACCCTTTCTTCGAGGTCATTTTTTCATTGAGCATTAGCCCTTCATTATGAAAAAGAAAGAAAATGTAGAAGAAATCAGTCCCATGGTCCTTGTTTCGTGGTACGACGCCAAAGACGGAGAAACAGGTTGGCATAGCCTAGAGGATATAAAAAAAGAAAGACTAGCCATTTGCCATTCCATAGGTTGGATGGTATATAAAGACAAAGAAAGAACTGTGATCATGTCAGATTATTCAGAGTTCGATGAAGAAAAAGAGGGCGGACGACACATAGTCATTCCGTCAGGTTGGGTAAAATCAATTGCCTTTTTAGATGTAAAAAGATTGGAGAGAAATTAAAATGGATATGGAAAGACTTTTAAAATCAGTGCGTGACCATGAAGGCTACCGCAACAAAGTTTACCTGGACACACTGGGAAAAAGAACGGTGGGCGTCGGGCACCTTTGCGTCGAAGATTTTTGGGAAGACGATAAGGAATATGAAGAGAAATTCCTCATGACAATCCTCGAACACGATTTAGAAACTGCTATAAAAGGTGCAGAAGAATTGCTCGGTGAATACACGGTTCATGATCAGTGTAAAGAGATTATCGTCGAGATGGTATTTCAGCTTGGAAAAACCGGCGTGAGTAAGTTCCGCAACATGTGGTCAGCGTTAAAAGATAAAACGCCACCAGATTATAAGACCGCCGCGGCCGAAATGCTCGATTCGCGTTGGGCCAAGCAGACCCCCAATCGCGCAAAGAAAATGTCAGAGCTTATGGCGAGCTTGGCGTAGTGGACGACGATTTACTTAAATGGGACGGCTTTGACGACGCTATCTTAGGCGTAGGATCTCGCTGTGGTATGGACGACGTGTTAGTTTATAGCAAAAAGAAAATGGCATACATCTTGAGGGACAGAGATAACATGGACGTAGAAGAGGCAATAGAATACCTCGATTTTAACGTTTTAGGGGCCTACATAGGTAAAAGAACACCTATCGTAGTAGAAGACTTTGTTTAACATATTTATAGGCACTTGTTTAGTCTTAATCACGCTTTTATTAATACTTTTATGCGTGATGGTCTATGCGATTGGCGATCAGTTGCATGACAATAGAAAAGAAAAATGATATAAAAAATTATGGCCAAAGATAGTATAGTTACCATAAACGCAGACTTTGTACCAGTAAGACAATCTTACTTTGATAATATAGCAAAAAAAATGTCCACTGAAGAGTTAGTAAAAAGAAAAATCGAGTATCAAAATAAAATGGACAACAATGTAAGCTCTAAGGGTCAGATGCGTATTTTTAATTACCTAAATAGAAGATTTCCAAAACTCACAGGCAATGAAACAAAAAGTGAGGTAAGAAGTAAAATAGAAAAAATAGGAACCTTACATGGTCAACAACTAATAAGATCTTTCTTAGGTGAAGTAAAAGCATTTGATAAGGAATTAATAAATAGAAATATAAAAATAAATCCTGCTCGGTTTAAAATTCCTGCTATACGAGGAGCTGGAGGAG